ACATGAGGGGTTGTCGTTTTTAACGATAACCCTACCCGACCTTGGCAAGTCGTTCCAAAGATGGCTTGACCAGGGTAAGGTGGCTATCCACCCTGCGTTCAGTAATGAACGCGGGGGAAGTTTCCCCCGATTCCTCGTTTTTAACGATAACCCTACCCGACCTTGGCAAGTCGTTCCAAAGATGGCTTGACCAGGGTAAGGTGGCTATCCACCCTGCGTTCAGTAATGAACGCGGGGGAAGTTTCCCCCGATTTCTCGGAGGTTTCTTCAGCCGTGTGTTCGACCGTGATAGTGGCCTGTTACTTGAGGATCCTTGTACGGACGCTATTCGAGCTATTCGCCAACTAACGTTGGTTTATAGCAAGATTGAGCTTGAGTGCTCCCAAGCACGAAAGCTAGCGGCCGTCAGGAATTATCTCAAGTGTGAGCAGGAAGTCCGTTTGTTCGACAATGAACTCTCCGAGAGCGATCTTAGAGAGTTCGTTTCTATGTCGAACATGCTGTATGGTGGTGTTTTCACGGAGTTGGATAGAGATATCTACTCCGGAAGATACCTTCCAAAGCATGGTCCAGGGTCGACTGCCGACGGACTTCTGGGAAACCAGAAGTTCCGACAAGCAGTCTGGACCAAACGTCTCGAGAAATCCGGACTTAGTGCCGGCGAGAATCTCCTCCCTAACTGGCGCTTTTATGACCAGTTGGGCGGAGTTGACTTCCTCGAACCTGGCGCAGAGGTACCTGTAAAGGTTACCCTTGTGCCTAAGACGCTTAAAACTCCGCGAGTGATCGCCATGGAGCCGACCTGTATGCAGTATATGCAGCAGGCTGTGCTCTCGCGATTGCTTGCGCACCTCGGTCAGGATGACTTCCTGTCGAGGGTTATCGGATTTGATGACCAGGTTCCTAACCAGGATCTGGCTCGACGCGGTTCGATTGACAACCGAACTGCGACACTCGATTTGAGTGACGCTTCCGATAGAGTTTCTAATCAGCTCGTTCGGGTTATGTTGAATCGGTGGCCTCATTTGTTTGGGGCTGTCGACGCTTCACGATCCAGACGGGCTGAACTTCCAGAGAGCGGGCAAGTCGTCCGCCTCTCGAAGTTTGCGTCTATGGGTTCAGCACTTTGCTTCCCTTTTGAAGCAATGGTTTTCACAACATTGATCTTCATGGGGATTCAAAGATCGCTTAACACGTCACTTTGCCGCAAAGACCTGAAAAGGTATGCGGATGAGGTGCGCGTTTTTGGGGACGATCTAATTGTTCCCAAGGACCATGTGCTTACCGTCGTCGATACACTCGAGCATTTTGGTGCTCGGGTGGGGACCGACAAATCTTTCTGGACCGGAAGGTTCAGGGAGAGTTGTGGCAGGGAGTACTTTAATGGGCACGATGTTAGCATTGTTCGTGTCCGGCAAGCGTTTCCTGCACGACGGCAAGACGCAAACGAGGTTATCTCATTGGTCAGCCTCCGGAACCAACTCTATTTGAGTGGTTACTGGACGACTGTGAGAAGGTTGGACGGACTGATTGGGGGGTTGCTAACGCACTTCCCAACCATTCAACCTACTTCCTCGTTGCTGGGCAGGGTGAGTTTTCTTGCTTGGAATACCGAGAGGTATTCCGACGAGAGGCTTCACCCAAGCCTTCATAGCCCTATAGTCAAGGGCTATGTAGTGAAGGCCAAACCCCCGAGAGATAATCTCGACGGGACTGGTGCCCTGCTTAAGTGTTTGCTTAAGCTGGAGCGTAAGGGTCATACAAGGGGAGAAATCCCCTGCCCTTATCCCAGCGTCTCCGTGGATGGCCTTAAAGCCGTCCTGGAGGATCCGTGGTGGGGTAACTCCCCCATGGTTAATGCTGAACACCTAGAGCGTTTTGGTCGCCCCAAGTCGATTAGCATAAAACTTGGGTGGAGATCACCCCTTTAGGGAGTGGTCGGGGCCAGATCTAAATGATCAGCCCTGAGGGAGAGTCCGGAGCTCCTGGATAGGC